ATCACCTGTAGCTGGATCGGCAGAGGGAATAACTCATCTATCATAGGGTAGGTGATGTTAGCCATATCAAAGTCTGCTTCTTCTGGTACTAGCAGTCGGAATAGTTCTGTAATACGTTGCTCCAGTATTCTTTTATTCGTTGCTGCCGCCTTCATAGAGTTGCCGTCTACTAGAACATCGTCCTCAGTAATGTGACAGTTCTCACTTTCTTCCAAATCTTTAATCAGGTCTTGGTAGTAAATGTCGATGATTTCATCATCTATCAACTCCATACGAACCTGCATCTCCTCGAATTCTTTTGTAAGCGGTACTTTAACTTTAAAGGTATGACCGCCCATAGTGAATGATCGAGTCCTTACGCTTTCTTTATGCTTTACGAACTGTGAACCTAATGCCTTCTCTAGCTTATTCATGTCTTGTCCTTTTATATGTATCGAGATTTGTACTTGCTCATATTTTCCCAGATCAGTTTAGATAAAATATTAAGCACTGCACCTGCTTGGCCTTCTAATGCCGGACGTAGGAATGGAGTTGCCGCCATATTCTTTGTCCCGAACTCTACTGCTGTTGCTCTTGCATCACTTCTGACTCCTGTTTGCTTAGACTTTGTTTTTAAGTTCTTAAATTTCATCTTTGCTAACTTCTTTCCGGGTGCTGTTGTAACCAGCCCAATTACCGTATCACTTGGGTCTATGTACTTTGACCGCTTATCCTTACCCGTAGGGTTCCTAGCTTCGATCTGTAGAGACGCTGCGAGTGCGCCAGTGTCCCGAGGTACTAATGCTTTCGCCTGAGCGAGAACTGGTGCCATAGCTTGCCTTACCGACTTCTTAAGAATAAGACTTTGATCTCTAGGCCCGAAGTTAGAATATAACGCTTTAAATGCTTCGTGAAGTTCTTTGTGACCTACGAAAGCAATTTTGACTGAGGCCATTAGTCTCCCTTAACGACTATCTTTTTATAGATTTCGTTATTCAGAGCGACTGTGTAGTCGGCTACCTCCTCCGGCGTCATTGTGTCGGCGTGGTTCTTTGCTATCTCATAGGCTAGATGAATTCCAGCTATGCGCTGCTGCTGGTGACTGAACCAATTTTTTTGGCCTGAGTTAGCCTGATGAATTATGTATTCGAGAAGTGCTGCGGAACTATTTGTTGTCATATATTGTAGAACCGCCCCGAAGGGCGGCTCATCTCTTAGGTGTTGTTAGACCAGCCGTAGTTCAATCCACCAATAGGATGGATAGTGAACTCGAACTTACTTTCAGCGTTAGGCTGCAAATCCCACTTCAAACCACCGACCATACCATTGAAGGCATAAGCGACAGTATCGGTGCCGTCATAAACTGCTACTACATAGGTGCGAACAACTGTACCGCCATATCCATCTTCACGGATTTGCAATTGTGCCACGTCGGCAGGATTCCAAGCAGAAGTAACCGTTAATGAAGTTACTTGATTCTGCGTCGTGACCTTCGCGCCAGTTCTTGCGCCAGCGACCGAGTAAGCTGCTACAGCATCATCAGAACCAAAAGCAGGTACAGCCTCAACAGGAACCGCCATACCTGTAGAACCTACACCGCCAGCAGAAGTTCCTACGAGTTCTTCTACCCAACCCGTCCACGTTGAAAGATTAGCAATAGAAAAAGGGGTTGGAGTTGCCGCCTCTTGCATCCAGAGGGTTGCTGTGTATCCGGGTAAAATTTTATTAATCAGTGCCATAATAATTCCTTTGAATAAGATTTAAGAAATTTTGTCTTATGATGATGTTGGAATGTCCATTTTTACATCTAGTATAATTTGATTCATGCCGAGTTCGTTATCATAGGTATTGTATAACCAATGTACGTCTGCTTTAGCAATGAAAAATCCTTCTGCTAGACTACCGAATAATCCCGAGTAGCCGTGCAATTCTTGCAGTATCGTATTGCCCAGACTAAAAGCGTCTGTCATAGCCTTACAAAATATCGAAGTCTGAAAGATCGGCGTGTCGATACCTTTGTTATCCTGAGTCTGTCCAGTGTACACGGGCTGATGGACGTTCCGCAGTTGCCACGTTATGAACTTTTCTTCTGTTGCCCAATTCCGATTAAAGTTTGCATAGACTGGAACAGGATCGACAATCGCGGCAAGTTGATACTGTATAGCTTGGGCGTACACATACGGATTATTCTGGGTTGTCATACAGGTGTCTCCGGGTCGTTGCGATAGCAGATATAAGTCACCTTCATCCGATCATTCGATTCCCTAATGTCCGTAATTCTCCAATCAAATCCGCGCCAAGTAATGCTAAACAAATTCTGGTTATCTACGATCTCCTTATTATTCGGAGTGTAATTAACCGTGATCTTTACTAAGTCTTGATAGACTCTATATCTCTCGCTTATCCGTAATGAATTAGCTACGTCAGCCACAAGCCCTCGCGTCTCGAACCACGGAGTAGTCGTGGTCGTGTATTCCCCAACGGTATCAACCCCGTTGGTGACGTTATTAATCGTAAGGTTCTCATAGCGAACTATAGTCATTACATAACCAGAGGTTTGTAAGGTCTTAGCAAAGTATCCACGCCCCAACTAATCATTTGAGTTGTATTCATCGCCCCGCTGCTAGTCGCGCTTCTGTTGTTATAGATGTGCGTAAGCAGCATTAATCCAGCCTGTTTAACGACAGGATAATTCGCAATAGGGTTAGCGTTTTGCGTGTATGTGACTATGATCGGATTAGCAAAGGTCTGATTAAGCGTGGTAGGTATTGCCGATACCACAACTCTATTCCCTGTCTGATCGTAGAAATAGTTACTTGATGCCAGAGTAATTGGTGCGTTACTTTCCACTCCGTAATAGCTAACTGAATTGACTGTAACTCCTGTCGATCCAATTGATACTTCTGGCAAGTCGAGATAAAGTGCCGAACCATAGACGCCAGCATTGCCGTAATACACTCTGAACTGCGTGCTGAATATAGCCATCCCTAAATAATCTTCAATGGCAAATCGAGTTGCTAGTTCGATGCTTTCGAGATAAGCATCCTGAGATTCGTCTTGAAATAGGTTTAACTGCTGCGTTATTTCCTCAAGCGAGAGCCATTGCGTTACCGTGTCCCGCGCTATCTGTTCTACTTTCGCATAGTTATACGGATTTCGGTTTGATCCGAAAAACTCCGATAGCGTCATATTTTCGACTGGCATAGTTCACTCCCTATGCTGGACAGACTGCGCGCACACCAGCAAATACATCACGAATGGTTGAGCATACCCGCTTCTCTGCATACAGAGAAATAAATCCGGGCTGATACTGCTCAAGACGTTGAATACTCATCATTTCGTTATCGGCAATGGTCATGAAGCTATCCCAAGCGGCTAGATAGATAGGGTAGGTGCTTGCCCCATATTCGCTCATGTATGGGTTTGGAATGACGGGGAATCCAAAAATGCTACATACGGAACCACCATCATCATCACCTGATTCAAATAAGACTGGGAATCCAGCGGTGTCTTTCAATTGCCTAAACAATTGAATTGTGTTTGGGTGCATCATCCACGCTGTACACGGACTCATCCAATACTGTGCAGGAAGTGCAGAAGCTAAAGCGGTAAGGTCGTTGTAAGTAACAACAGTTTTAGACGCTGCGGCTGTCTGTAGCATCGTGTGCCGACCATTAGTAGTTGCTGATCCGCTAGTGCCGAAAGATGCTGCCGAGGTACTTCCAGCATATAAATTTAATCCGCGCAGCCCGTCAACCTGACCAGTTTGGGGTGTTGATGCTCCGCTAGCTTGGTCGTTGTTCAACATCATAGAAAGGGCTTCTTGCTGTGCGAATTCTAAGGCTATATCTGAGACAATGCTTTCATCAAGTCCGTTAATGTCAGACATAATTGCCGTCCGAATAGGCACGACTGCATTAATAGATTTAACAGAGACTTGCCAGAAAGATGTGGCGTAGTTGCCTACATCATTCTTTACGCTGTAGCCCCACGGGTTCGTGGTGCTAGTTTGAATTACTGTAGCGTTACCTGTCTTGACTACGAAGGCTTCATCAGAACCGATAGTGGTTATTTCGCGAACGCCACACATACGAAAGGGGTTGCCGTATCGCAATGGCGCAAAGGCTTGATCGTAAATAACGCGACCACCGACACCAGTACCAGAACCCGTAAGTCCGGCTGCTTCCTTCAAACTAACATCAGCCCGACCCTCGGACAATGCTGTTTTTACTGCTTCGAGAATTAGGCTCATGTGAGTTTCCTTTAAATTGGAAAGACGGGGGATTTCTCCCCCGCGTTTTCTTAGTCGTTAGCCGTATAGGTTGAACGGTAACGGATAATGCTGAAAGGATCAACAACGCTGGTACATAGACGCTTCTCGCCGAAGAAAGTAATAAATCCGGGGAGAGTCTGATCGTACCTACGGAGAACCATATTCAAACGATCGACGATGGTATGTCCGCGCGACCAGTCACCAAAATACATTGGGTACAGGTTATTTTTGTCCACTCCAGCGTAGCTAGGGGTATCCAGATACTTATTCACAACAACATCGAATCCACACAAGCGACCTACGATTCCGTCTGTTTCCAGAGGACTCATACGCTCGAATACTGGCGTGCCGTTGTCATCGGTCAATCCGCGAATCTGTGAAAGCAAAATTGGATTGATAACGAAACGTGCAGATGTTGTCCAGTATTGTTGTGGCAACGCATAGATGAAGTTAATAACGTCCTTGTACTGGATGTTTGCTGCGCCAGCGGCGTTGCCATTCGTTACCAACTGGTCGTAGGTAGCGATGCTAGACAATCCACTGCTAGAGCCTGTTCCGCTTGTTCCGTATGCAGCCGTAGTGGTTACACCCGGAGCGTAGGCACCGTTACCACCAGCGTATTGGTTCAAACCGCGCAGACCATTAATACCACCAGTTGCAGCGATAACACCAGCATCAGAGCTTTGATCGTCGTTCTGGATCATTGAGATACCTTCTTGCTCACTGAACTCGACCAACATATCAGATACTACGTTGCTTTCCAGACCATCAATGTCGTCCAGTGCAGCGGTACGCAATGGGAACTGAACATTAATATCTTGCAGAGTCAGTTGCCAGATATTCGTGGCTACTGTGGTTGCCGATCCGTTGTTCTGGATAGGATAGCCCCAAGCCGGGCCAGTGTTGCCAATTTTGGCGCGGAATTGATAGGTAGAGCCATCAGTTGCAACGGTGCGTGATACGCCGCGCATAGGATTAGCCAAACGCAATGCAACGAATACAGGATCATAGGCAGTACGACCGCCGACACCCGCGCCAGAACCCTGTAGGCCAGCGGCTTCTTTTAAGAAAGCGTCATACTGGGAATCGCTCTCGAACAGGCTAATTTCTTTTTCCATCCGGCTACTAGACTTCGTGAAGTCGCTCAGTTGTTCCTTAACTCTGCGGTTCACATCTTGCGAGACGGTCTTAGCTTTAGGCTGAATGATTGAAGGGATTTGAATAGATGCAACCTTAGCTTCTAGGGCTGCGACTTTCTCATCGACCTCGGCGCGTACAGCTTCCAGAGATACATTTACTTCGCTCTTGATTTCTTCGATCTTGGCAGTGTTAGCTGCTTCGATATGGTCTAGCTTCTCAATAACTTCGTTCATTTTAATTTCCTTTATTTAAGACGTTGGGATAATGCCTTCAGCAATTCTCGCTCTTTTAGGGCTTTAAGAATTTCGTCGGCTTGCTTTGTTGCCACCGCATCAGGCTCCCCCTGAGTTGGTTGAGTGTCAAGATTTTTATGGGTGGCTTCCCGCGCATCCACTATTTTCTTGAATACCATAGATGCGGTGGTCGCATCTTTTCGCGTTAACCCTGCTTCCCGCAGAGTCTTTTCGATTACTCGAATCATTAGCTGTCCTTCAGCATTAAATGCTTCCAGCCTACTGATTTCTGAATTAGGATTATTGGGGTACATTACGACAGAGACTTCCCGCAGACCGCCTTTAGTAATTCTAAAGTAGCCGTCAGCCTCTTTGGTAGGGTTGCCTTCTTCATCGACCATCGCTGCTTCTTCAGCGAACGCGCCGACACTGACACCGCCAAACATATTGGGAGATTCTTTTAATACAGAATGAAGATCAGAGCCGCCTACAGTATTCATGTAGATTTGCCCTTTAGCTGTCATGCCTTCTTCATCGAAAGAAAATTCGTTCCACTGACCGACAGGCATACCGCTGTCATTGTGGTTTAGGAACATAGGAAGCGGCTTATCCGCTTTGGAGAATTCGTCTGCCCATTGAGCAAAGCCTTCCGGCTGATAATTAAATCGCCGACCGTCTAGCCCTTCTCTCGCACCCCAAGTGGTAGCACGAGCCTCTATAGAGCCTCTATTGCTGCTTAACTCGCTTTCGTCTAGGCTTAGTTTCGCTTCGCAAACTAGCATCAGATTTTTCATTGACTGCCCCATTATTTATAGATTGATTATTATCTTTTATTGTATGTGGCTTCTCAAGAGTAACCGCCGGAATAACTACATCCGACTTCCTTACTTGTTTAGCAAAAAAACCTAGTATCGTATCGAGGATGCTCATGTTTTTCCTATGTTCATTTTACTCGTTTGATTCCCGCCTCCACCACCTGTATCTTGTGGGCTTGTTCCATCTATCATACCACCACTTGCGTTCTGTGTTAACTGATCTCCACCAGCTACCATATCCATATTTAAATATTCTCTAGCTTCGTTCGGGGTGAATATGCCATTAGAGACACCAGCTACCACAAAATTCATTTGGTCTAGGGCTGCACCCTTTAAGAAGTCTTTTGTATCGAATCTGATCGAGAGGTTAGGGTAGCCCTTTAATAGATGCTGCTTCAATTTCTGCTCTATGTTTATTATCATCGGATACATAGTAGTCTTGTAGAACTCATCCAGTAGCGTCTGCGTGTTATTGAACTTCCCGTCTGATACCCCTAGCATTTGTGGCGGGACACCGAATAGACCGCAGATACGTTTCATAGTCTGAATTTTTAATTCAGCAGTCTGAGCGTCTTGTAGGGTTAACATATCAACCGGGGTATATTGCATCCCCTGATCTAATAGCATCCCCTGACCTGCTTTGCTCAAGTCTGAATTCCTACTTCCCGTCATTGCGTTCCAAGTCTCTTTAAGACGGCTTGCTACTTCTTTGTACTTTGCGTCTGGGATAACTTGATCGGTAGTAAAATCT